CAGCGAAAGGACAATAGTACAATGACTAGAATAGTGTACCTATCTTTTGCCAGGACGTCTATTAATTTTTCCAGCAGTGTGAGCCAAAACAGCTTCTTTTCTGATAGTTGTGTTTTTAGAATGCTCGGCTTTCGCTAATTTCTTAGCAGGAATCTTCTCCCCTTCTTTAACACCCAATTCACGATGAAGTTTGCCTTTGTTTTTACCAAAAGCTTCAGCCATCCATTTTTCACTCATTTCTTTTTATCCTTACGACGCTCTTTAGCAAGTTCTGCTTCGCGTTTAACATTAAAAGCAATAGCAACAGCCTGTTTTTCTGGTTTACCAGCTTTACGTTCAGTACGGATATTCTCAGACAAAGTTTTCTTGCTGGTTCCTTTCTTCAGGGGCATGACTAACCTCGATTAATCAGTATCATTCATCTTTTCGGTCATAGCAGAAGTTCCACGGCCTCTTACAACGCGCATAGCCTCATCTTGACTCACATCGTGCTGAGCGCTGAAACGGTTCTTTAATGGAACTAAACCAGCTTTTTCTGGTTCACTATCATAAGAAGGGATGCCCATAGATGCTTCACGACCGAAACAACCTGCCATCCTGGAACCATATTCCTTAGAAGTTACTTCTTCTTTTGAGTATTTTTTTTCTCTTTTAGCCATTTTTTTATTCCTTATAAATAAAGTTAATAACAGTATATATTATATCAAATAAATGTAAATCCATTATTACGCGTAAACTTTCAATTTAATGTATTGATATGGCCCCAATAAAATTAACCACCCCAAATAGAGTATTAGTAGCTAAGCACACAAGGGTCACACCACTACAAGTTGTCGAGGTGGAAAGTTGTAAATAACCTCCTATCGAGGTAGTTTGAGTATTAAATGTAATAAATTGACCAGAATTAGTCTCTATCCTTCCATTAGAAATAGTAGTTGCATTAGCATTAGATGTAATAATAAAAATATCTCCTACACTAGCTGTGGTCGGCAAGAAGAAATAAATAGAAGATAAATTCACATAACCATTATTAGATACCATTGTTATGGGCGAAGATGAAACCGTATTCCAAGTAAAAGTTGATCCACCACCCCCACTAGCATTAATAGTGATTGCTCCCGATATGCTTGTAATAGTTACATTAGTACCAGCAGTTAAAGTTGTTGCTATAGGGTCTCCTGAAGTAGTACCAATTAGAATTTCTCCAGCAGTTAGAACAATGGGATTAAATGCACTAGAACCTTCGGTGATTAGTATACCATGAGCGGTAGCACTAGATGAGTTCAGTCCCGTACCACCCTCTGTAGGAGACAACGGCGTGTTACTATTAGCATTAATCGAATTGTTTAATATTGACATATAATCTTTCTTTTATATTAATGAGTTGTAACGCTCGTCCCATAAAAACTAATAACCGTAAATGTTGTATTAGCAACAACACAAACTAATGTTACTGTCGCCCCTGTTGAACCAGCTAAATATCCACTACTAGTAGTTTGAGTAGCAACGTAAGTAATATGTTGCCCCGAATTAACATTAATTTGCCATGCTCCAGAATTATTATTAAAATAATTAGCTGTAACGATTATAGTATCTCCAATATTTGCTGTTGTGGGCAACGTATAAGTAACTAAATTACTACTCGAATTTTGAACATATGCATTATTAGCAACTAAAGTTTGAGTTGAACCAGTTACAGAATTCCATGTAAGACTTCCGCCGCCACCGGTGGAAGCTATAGTAATAGAACCAGAGCCATTAGTTATAGAAATATTTGTACCAGCAGTTAAAGTAGCTGCTAAGGGATCTCCTGAAGTAGTGCCAATTAAAACTTGGCCTGTGCTCAATGCTATAGAACTAAATGCACTTGATCCTTCAGAAATCAAAACAGCATTAGCTGTAGGGCTGCTAACGCCAAATCCACCTGCATTGACAGGCAATGGAGTAGTATTGTTTGCATTGATAGTATTATTCAATTCAGACATTAAATTTCCCTATTAAGTTTTCAAAATAGTGCCAGTACCGTATATTACAGAATATACTGTATCAGCAACTATACAAACGAAAGTGACATCTGAACATGCTTGTCCACTATACAAAGTTCCGGTAGTTACTGTAGAATTTTGCGGCCCATTATTAAATACCTGTCCAGAATTTTGTAATATAGTCCAATTCATCGATGAATTAACGAGTTCATTACAATCTACGCTAATAGTATCACCAACATTAGATGTGGTCGGTAAAGTAAACGTTACAGAATTTCCACCAGTATAATTTATTACATATCCAGTATTATTTGTCATATTGACGGTTGATGTTACAACAGACGTCCAAGTGAAACTGGACCCACCACCTGAAGAAGCTATTGTAATAGCGCCAGAAGTGGGTGTTATAGTAATATTGGATCCAGCGGTTAAAGTGGTAGGCGAGGGATCCCCTGACGTATTACCTATCAGGAGTTGCCCAGCCCCTAGAACAATAGAATTAATGGCACCTGAGCCCTCACCAATCGCAATACCATGAGCGGTAGGATTGGATACTCCCGAACCGCCTTCTACCGTAGATAACGGCGTAGAACTATTAGCATTTAGGGAATTATTTAATACAGACATTTATACCCATTATGTTACTGTTAAATTTCCAACGCAATTTCGTACCTGCCAAGTTGTATCTGCAACTATACATAATAATTCTACCATATCGCCTTGTAAAGTGCTAGCTAATGATCCACCAGTTCCTGTTGTCGAAGTAGTATTGCCCAATATAATATTTTGAGACGCATTCTGAGCAACTACCCAGCCGCCTGCAGTGCTACCTGTACCTACCTCAATGGTTGTACCATAAGCGGCAGTGGTTGGTAATGTAATAGTTACTACGCCAGCATTACTTGCGGTATAACCATTATTTACAGCAGCTGTTTGAGTAGTTCCTGTGACATCATTCCAGGTAAAACTAGTCCCTCCACTTGCATTAATTGTAATTGAACCACTTACACTAGTAATTGTAACGTTAGTTCCAGCGGTTAATGTAGCCCCCACTGGATCACTAGCCGTTGTCCCTATTAAAACCTGACCCGCAGTTAAAACGATAGGATGAATCGCTGAGGCGCCTTCTCCAATCAATACCCCATGGGCTGTTGGAGCAGAAACACCAGTGCCGCCATTAGTAGTTGAAAGTGGAGTAGTCGAATTAGCATCTATTGAATTATTTGTTGTCATTATTTACCCATTTATACTTTTGTTAAATTGCCCATTGAACTTATCACTTGCCATCCTGCTCCACTTTGAAGGCAGACAAGCTTAACTGAGTTACCTTGAGCGGTAGAAGATAACGACCCTCCCGTTCCAGTAGTAGTGATTACATTACCATGACGTATCGATTGACCTGACAATTGTGCAATTTTCCATCCTCCTGAGGTAGTTCCTGTAGTTACTTCTATTGTAATTCCATAAACTGAAGTAGGTAAAGTAAATGTTACTACTCCAGCATTGCTAGCTGTATAAGCACCATAGGCAAGCATAGTGTGTGTAGTAGCAGTTACATCTAACCAATATAAAGCATTATTGATAGTTATTGAACCAGATGCAGAAGTAACAGATACAGTATTACCGGCGGTTCCACTAGCTGTCAATGCAACAGCTGCTGGTGTATTAGTAGTTCCCACTAATAATGTACCAGCACCCATAGCTGTTGATGTAAGAAAACCAGAACCAGCTCCTTGTATAACACCATGAGCCGTTAGAGTAGCTGCGCCTGTTCCGCCTCTTAAGACAGGAAGAGGAGCAGTGGTAGGCCTAATATTAAGAGTATTATTAGTGGCCATGGTATATTTTCTTATACGTAAGTTATATTCCCAACAGCACTAAGAACTTGGAAAGTTGTATTTGCTACTGTACAAAGAAGTTTAACAGAATCTCCCAGTGCCGTAAATTGTAAAGAACCTCCTGTGCCTGTTGTAGTTGCAACTGAGCCGAATTGAATAGATTGCGATGCATTTTGTGCAATTTTCCATCCTCCTGAAGTAGTTCCTGTAGCAACTTCCATAATTGTACCATAAGCTGCTGTTGTAGGTAGTGTAAGAGTCACTAAACCAGCATTACTTGCGGTATAAGCTCCGCCAGCAACCATAGTTTGTGTAGTAGTAGTTACATTCGTCCAAGTGTCAGTAGCAACACTAGCAATAGTGATAGAACCCGAACCACTTGTAATATTTATACCAGTTCCTGCTGTCAATGTAGCAGCAGTAGGATCTGCTCCCGTCGTACCGATCAATACTTGGCCAGCGGATAAAACTATTGGATTAAACGCACTTGTACCTTCTGAAATTAGAATGCCGTGATTAGTCGGGTTACTAAGTCCTGTACCACCATCGAGTACTGATAAAGGTGTAACTGAATTAGCATTTATTGAATTTTGAATTGTCATTATTAATTGCTCCTTATACTACTGTGAAATTACTGACTGAACTTATAACGACCCATGCTATATTGGCCTGAATACAAAGCAATTGTATAGCGCAATTTTGCCCACTAATAGAAGTTATGGAACCGCCAGTGCCAACCGTAGTAGTAACATTGCCAAATTCTATATATTGACCCGCTGCCTGCGTAATCTGGAATCCAAGACCACCATCCGCCACTGCCACTACATCTCCTACTGCCGAAGTGGAAGGTAAAATGAAATCTAGATTAGTTCCTGCACTATTTTGTATATAACCATGCGCCGCTACCATTGTTACAGGAGCATTTACAGTAACATTATTCCATGTAAATCCACCTCCACCAGTTGAAGCAATAGTAATAGTACCAGCACCAGGAGTTACACTAATCCCCGTACCTGCAGTGATAGACGCAGCTACAGGATCAGCTCCAGTCGAACCGACTAATAATTGCCCATTTGTTAATACAATAGGGTTTACTGCACTAGCACCTTCGCCAACTAAAATACCATGAGCTGTCGGATTGGATAATCCTGTTCCGCCATCGGTGGTTATTAGAGGGGTGGAGGCATTAGCATTAATGGAATTTTGAGTTGCCATTTTTACTCCTTAAATATACGTTAAATTGCCTATAGAAGACACCACCTGGAAGGTAGTATTAGCTACAGAACAAACCAAATTAATAGTATCACCAGTATTAGTAGATGTCAACGAGCCACCTGTGCCAGAAGTAGTTTGAATACTACCAAACTGTATATGCTGTCCAGCATTCTGAGCAATCGAAAACGAGCCTGTTCCTATCTCTGATGCAGCAAATAATTGCCCCACTGTGGCTGTGGTCGGCAATGTAAAAGTTAAAGCCGAAGCACTATTGGCAAGATATCCTTGATTAGCTACTAGAGCTAAAGAAGTAGTTTGAACATTCCATACAAAAGAGCTAGCAGATAAAGCATTAATTTGTGTTTGAATAGAGCTCGTTACTCCATGTACATATGATAATTCTGTAGTAGTAGTAACAGATGATATGATCTCATTCGAAGAAGAAGCGACTAAAGCTGTACTTGGAGTTAATGACTGCAAGTAAGCAGTAGAAGATAGCATTTCACCGATAATAGCAGTGGCGTTCAGTTGAGTAAATACATCAAAGTACCCATTGTTACTGGCTGGAACTCCATAGTCTGCACAGAAAATATATCCACCTGATAGGGCTATGCCTCCAAATCCTGAATTAGGGTTTCCGGTGGTAACTTGAGAGATATGAATCGGAGAAGTACGAATCGTTATATCATAAGCATCTATCGCCCCCCCATAGGTGGCATTGCCGCTTGAAGGAACGTACATGATGTTGCCGCTTCCAACTGCGTAAAATGCCGAACCAAACGCATTCGAGCTATTAACCTGACTCAAATTAGTCATGGCAGAAGGAGATGTAATGTCAACTAGATTGATGTTATAGGCACCTGAAGTAGCTGTGGTGACAAATGCAGTATTTCCTGAAATACTCAAGCCCAGTGCTTCTCCAGCTGCCGTAACTTGCAAGCTCTGTAGCTGAGAAGGAACTGCAGGAGTTCCTGCTCCGCTTAGCGTCCAAGATATAATTTGTCTAGTGGTGAAAGGACTAGAAGTAGAGTAATAGGTTGTATAGACATTCGTGCCTATGGCGACCACTCCAAAGGATTTGACAGGCGAACCCTGGGTGAAGGTCTGAACGGGAACTGTTGGAGATCCTGTGCCACCCCCTACGTCCATAACAACCAAACCTGCACTTTGAGTAGCGCAATATACATATCCATTGAGAAATGATACGTTGTAGATCGAGCCAGGACTTCCGGTGATGACAGTCGTACTGGTCTGCGTAGGAGCGGCCAGATTTGTCAAATTGACGACCACGAAATGCGCGCCAGCATTATATCCCACAAAGGCGTATTGTACGCCACTAACAACTCCAACTGTGCAATTGTAGGCTCCTCCACCAGCAGCCACGAATGTTCCAGTGATTGTAGGACGAGTCTGGTCGCTTATATCCCAGATAGTCAAAGTGGGAGACCCTAGGAATCCTACCCCGATGGCATATGTCTTGCCTGTTACGATAGACGTGAAGATGGTCGTACTTTCATATTTGATTGTACCAGGAGAACCAGAAGGAACGGGGCCCTGAGTAACTAAAGAAAAATTCGGATTGATATTCTTGGATTGGTCAACGTAAGTAAATGACCCTCCTGCACTGAGAAAATCTCCGGCAAGATTGCTATTTGCTGGAGGCGCCGGAACTAGACCGCTGGTGCCTCCGCTTCCACTATCCCCCACGAAAATCTGAAGATTTAGGGTATTTGTTGTTGTCATGACTCGCTACACTATGGTTAAATTGCCTATAGAACTTGTAACAGTAAAATCTGTATTAGCAGCCGAGCAGAAAAAGAATAATGTGTCGTACTGGCGTGCTGAACTTATGGAACCACCTGTCCCCGAAGTAGTGCTTAAATCACCAAAATGAATCGTCTGTCCAGCATTTTGTGCGATGGTAAATCCACCTGCTCCAAAAGCCGAAACGGCGAAAGAGGTACCAAACGCCGCTGTCGATGGGAGAGTAAGTGTAACAAGACTACCACTGTTAGCATTATAATAGGTATTAATAGCCATTCCAGTAGATGCAGGGGCTTCAACCCATGTCGCTCCCCCACTACTGGAAACGCTTACATCTGTACTACCATTGCCTGGATTATCAGTAACAGTAAAATTCGCACCAACAAAATTCAGAATTGCTTCTTGAGGAAGTGCTGACCCGTTGTGCTCTATAGTTATATATCCCACGCTTCCCCCGCTTGCAGTAATAATATTTATATATGCCATAATGTTCCTATACTGCTTGAGCTGTTACGTTTAATGACATCGATCCACCACCCCCTGAAATTGTGCATCTCAAAAGATCTCCATAAACTACAAGTTCTAGAGTCGATTGACCATCCGAGGTAAAGGAAGCGATAGTACCATTGAGAGTGTCGATAGGAATCCAATAACTACTATCTAGAGGAGTAGCAGTTTGAAATGTAACTGTTGCTCCATCCCATGTGCCCCAATATTTTAAACAAGCCCTTTTCATTGGAAAAATGAAAGACATACCTGTAGAAGACCCATTAGTTGTCTGAGCCTGAAAAAAAATAATTTCAGTAGTGGATGGGACTTGGTTGGTCATATTAGCCTCTACCTTAACTGTATACTACATAACTCACTGATGAAGTGTCAGCGCCACTTGCAGAGTGTATAACAAAACCAGTACCTGGGGTGATTACGTAACCTAATGCATTTGGTGTTGCATTTGCTTCAGATAAAAGAACCACACTTCCTGCAGTGATAGTAGCTAAAGGCACAGTTGCGGCTCCTGCTGCTAGAGTAATGGTGCCAACTGCAAGAACAGTAGCCCCACCAGATACAAATGCAGATAATTCCGCAAGTGTTGCTTCTCTTGGCACCCAGTAGTTATTTGTAGCTGTAAATGTAGTATATTGATTAACAACGATCGTGTTTGCCGCAGTTAATGCTAAAGCTGGCGCGGCTTCTGCAATAACTAGACCGGTAGATTTCATTCCCATGATAAACTCCTTATAGGATATAATTTATAAAATTAATTGTAACAACTTTTTTAATATAATGATAGAAAAAATTTTAATCTTGCGAACCAAACGAATAAGAACCTTGTTCCTCTTCCCTCTCGGCTCTAGTCGATTTCTTAAATGGCTTTGTCGCCAAAGTATCACTTTCTCCACGTGTTTCTGTATTAGCTACCGGATTTATTATATTTTGAGCTCCTTGTTGTGATTTATACCATTCGCGTGCTTGATTTAATTTGTCTTCATTTTTGTCTTTTGTTTCATTTTCTGTCTGTTTATTTTGAGCAGCCAATTTAGTCATAATGGGGAGATAATGTTTGACGACTTTATCAAACTGATCTTTAGTTTTTACCTTTGAGGCTGCATAAAGCGCATCTATCACTTTGGGATTTGCAAATAATTCTCCAGTTATAGCCAATGTTCCTACAACTTGTGCTGTTTCCAAAGGAGCCTTCCAAGCACCTATAAGCGTAGCCAGTGCTGCAGCATTATTCGATGTATTAGAAAAATTGCCATATTTACCAGTATCTTTAACATGCACCAAAGCTTTTGCTACATTCATCAATTTGTTAGAATGTTCTTTGTCCAAACCGGAAAGTGCAATTTTTTGAGCTTCTGGACGCCATTTATTAAAATTATTAGCCCAAACAAATGGACTGAATTCGCCATCTTTTCTACCCAGTTCATGGATCAAGGTATCAGAAAATTGCTTTTTTTCTGCCTTATTTAATCTCTTGGTCAAAACATCACCTTGCCGAGTTTCCCCTCTAGCCAAGCTGTTTTTAATTTCGTTAAATGTAGCTATGTCAGAGGTTTTGTTTTTACTAATAGCCTCGTTAGTAATCTTACGATTACCTTCACTAAAGTTATGCCAAAATTTATTAGCTTTTTTAATGTCTTTGAGAGCGCTTGGATCTCTCGATAAAACAAAATCATCTATATCCTGAGCAATGGCTCCATACGCTCTTTTTAAGGCTTTTTGTTCTTTATCTCCCAGTTCCCCGACATCAATCAGTTTACCAATTGGCGATTTATATACTTCTGCAACATCACTAAAAGGCAAAGATCCTTCATAATTTGATGCCGCTTCTACCAATTCCGTCAATTCCTGTCCAGCTTGTGTCTTCGCTAATTTCGCTTGTGCTTCAGGAGTGATTGCTTGCAGTTCTTTGCGGATAGTTTCAATAGTGTTTGTTAGAGGCAGAAACTCTGTACGATCAATATTTTTCCAAGCTTTATCGGATAGCTTATTAAATATACTACTGGCTTTTTCATTATATTTTTTTGCGCCTGATGTCGTTAACTTGCCTGTCTGATTGAGATCTATTGGTTCCAAACCTTCGAAAAATGAATTCAGCTTTTTTCCTCTTTGTTCTGCTCTTGGGTTTATTCCACTGAAAACAGCACTTTGGGCATGCTTGATTAATCCTCTATCAGCTACATCAGCTAAAGTGGGTTGGAGGCCAGCTGCTTTGAAAGCCTCAGCTTTCTTAGGATTCAATTTAATCAATGAATTTATCAACTTTCCAGATAACTTTGCAGGAGCCGTTGCTAAACTTGCAGGATTGCCAACCAAAAGACTCCCCAGCAACCCTCCCGTATTACGCCCTTCCAATTCATTTTGAGTTTGAGGTTCACCAAATACTTTATTAGTCAGTTGAGTCGCAAATTGGTTTCCATAATATGGAATAGAGGGCGTTTTAGCTAATTCTTCTGGCACACCAAAAGCTTGAGCGCCTTTTTCTGCACCATAGAGACCTAAATTCAACAGACCAATCGCCGTGTCAGGAATAGCAGAAATGGCTCCCCCCGGAAGGGCTTTTACGGCCTCTCTTACGCTGAATTCCTTATTCGATTCCAGACTTTTTTTGTGATTCCCTTCATATTCAGCGATCGCACGGTTCTTTTGCTGTTGTTTATACCATTGTCTGGCTTTCTCTAGATTTTGATCTTTCATTTCATCTACCTTCTAGTTGCTCCAGAGTATAATTGCCGAAAGGTGTTTCTAGCGTCTCGGTGACTGGCTTGGCCGCATTTATGATGGCGTCAAATTCATTGTCTGGTCTGAATATTACATCTTGCCACAGAGTTTGATTCTGATAATTCACGGTACTATCATCATTTATTAAAGGAAAGGCATTCGCATATTGCGACCATCTGGTACGGAATTGCTTACCGTTTCCACCTGCCCCGATGAATTCTTGAGCTGCCTTGTTATATTGGATCACTGCCCGATTGGTCAAAGCATCTATCTGCTGTACTATCGCTCCATTACCTTCCTCGGTGTTGGTCTTCGCAGGCTTAGTCAATTCAATACGTGCCATATCATTATCAGATTGAGTGCCTTTCAAGGTTGTTGAAAGATCTATGACAACTTGACTCACAATGGCATCAAAAGCTTCCGCAGCCTTAGCGCCTTTTGTACTGAAGGCTTGACCGAGAGTTTTAACTTCCCCAGCAAAAGGACCTTGATAAAATTTATCGAGAAGTTTATTGGCTATGTCGAGTTTGTTTAGTAATTTACTACCCTCAACTGCAGCTTGTGAAGTTTCGTCTAGAAATTTCTTATCAACTTTTTTATCTTCGGCTTTTTCTTTCAAATCTTCTTCAAATGCTAGCTTTTGACCAATTGGAGTATTACCAAATGGATTTTGCGGAGCTTGATTCCCTCCGGCCATTTGCTGACTGAAATTACCTTGGCCTTGTTGTTGTGGAGTGTTACCTTGAGCTAACTTGTTTTGAAATCGAACCAATTCTCCAGTCACGGGATTAAATTTATCTTCTACTTTGGTATCATTCAGATCCTGAATTTGCTTCAAGAGTGTCAAGGCTTCCTTTGGAGGGACGCCAGCAGCTCCCAAAGCTTTGAGCGCATCATTAGGTTTTGTTATATCAATCTGATTCAGAAGTTGAGGAAGCGCTTTAGCTAATTGTTGAGAACGTAAAGCCTCATTCTTTTTCATCTCGTGAGCTTCTTGCTGACGTTGACCTTCTTGTTGTTGCCGCATGAAAAGAGCCTGATCCATCAAACGTTGGCCACCTTGAGGATTAAACGCACTGATACCCCCCAGATAATTCTGATTCTGGTGCAATTTGTCTATAAAATTACCTCCCTGAGCTAGTCCATTCGTAATATCTTGAATAAATTTCATGGTCGCCTCATTGGTTAAAAATATCTTTGTCCACTTTGTGTCATCCCAGCAACTCCCTGATTGCCCCCAGTGTAAGGTTGGGCATGAGCATTAAATCCGCCTCCACCTCCGAATCCACCAAACCCTTGAGCCACTTGACCAAAACCACCGAGGGCTTGTCCAGCTGCTCCTATTCTAGCCCATAAATTAGGTTTACCTGCTGTGGGATTAGTCACAGTTCCACTCGATGAGGAATCGCTTATGGTAGAGCCAGGAAATGCACTTAGACCTTGAGCGAAGTTCTGATTCATCGCGCCAGGAGTAGTCTGTTGTAAATATGGCTGCAAAACATTTAATAAACTTTGATTTTGTTCCTGTAGGGCTCCCCCAGCATTCAGCATATCTTGTAACGTCATTCTTCTTAGATTTTGAGCACCTGCAAATGCGCCCGCTCTAGCATTCAATCTAGCTTTGGAAGCTATATCTTCTAATCCAGCCAATTGAGTGCCGAAAGCGGAATTACTGAAAGCATTTAGACCACCAGTTCGCAACAGTTGATTGGAGCGCATACCATTTAAAGCTTGCTGTCTCTGATCTTCTAAATTTGCTAACTCAGGTTCTAAAACATTTTTATTGTATAAATTTTGGTAACCTGGCAATTCGTTTTGAAGTCCAGATAACCCGCCACCAAAAGCTTGGATAGCTTGTTGCTGGTAAGGATTAAATGGCTCTACAGCTCCAAGAGGGCTAACTCCAGTACCATTGCCGAAAACTCCTCCAGTGGAATTTGAATAATTCTGCAATTCTTGTAACGCCTGAGAACCAAATGGGCCACCCTGAGCTTGTCCTAATGGTGGGGCAGAATATCTCGTATGGAATTGCTGTTGAATACTTGGCAAATATTGATTTAAATATGCATTTTGAACTTCAGGAGGTAATGTGTTAAACCCAGACTCCTGATGACTGGCGCTAGAACTAGATTGACCTCCAGGTGATCCTCCCTTATTTCTTCCGAAAAGACTGCCCCCAATAGCGGCGGCGCCTGCTACAAAAGGTAATGCTGCTGCCATGTTATTTTCTCCCAAATATGAAATTTGCTCCAGCATAACTGAAGCCTTTAATACTCAAATATTTATCTTTCAAATGCGCATCGGTGCCAGTCATATGCCCCATAATCAATAACAAATTATTGTCTTCGGAAAACTCTTTAACCGCATCAATCAGTTTGTCTGAAATACCAGTCCCTCTATAGTCCTTGTCTGTCATAAAAAGCTCATTAAATAAAACTGGTTCAGTTACATTCCACGGCACATTGCCAATTCTAAGGCCGAGCGCTCCTATTATCTTATCTCCATATTCTCCAACCAAAAATAAGTGATTGGCTATTAAATCTGCCAGCCAGACCCCCGTTTGTGCACAAACTCCTGGAAAGCCCTGAACTCGCACCTCTTCAAACCATTGTACACTCAAATTCAAAATCGCGCTATGATCAAATGCTGTCGCTTTTCTTATATTTACTTTTTCGTTCAAAATGTGCTCATACTTATTCTAACCCAATTTGCTACCCCAGCAACTGGAATTAATACATATTCATAGGGGTATACTCTTATAACATCATATAATTTATCCACTCCCACAGTAATATCAGTGCTGTTGGCGGGTGCAGTTGTCCTATCCGTTCTCAGTGTACCCAACGTATAAGAATTTAAAAAATTGGAGCTATTAGAAAATTGCTGCTCTAATCTCTTGACTCTTTCCTCTAATACTGATGTTCCAGTAATCGGTATCTGATTTAAACTTTTACTCATTATTACCTCGGAGTAGAAGGTTTAATTTCCTCAAACATTCTGCCCAATAAATAGTTACCGTTAACGACATTGCTGGTAAATATATATTGCCTAACTCTTCCTATACTCATGGGATCGACTTTAACAGTAGTTGGCGTCATTGTAAATGTTTGGCTATGAGTGTGAGAGCTCTGAGCATACTCTTTCACGTTCACCTGAAGCGTCATATTTTCTTGCATTATGATATCGGGATAAAAGCTATAGATCAGCTGGGTATTATCACCTTCCTGAATTAAGGTATAATTGGTCTGGGCAAAGGAATTCATGGGCGCAAATTGACTGTTCCAAGGGTCAGTGAAATAGTTGAAACTATCATTGTAATCGTTGAGTCCACTGTTGTGCTGGAATAATCTGCCATCAGTAGTCGTGAAGAAGATCGCAGAAGTTCCTCCTCCATCTATAACCGTGCTTGTACTGTACGCATTTGAAACCGGCACATTGACCTCTATATATCCTCCGTAAATATATCTCACGCTGGTAGTGCCATTAATCTCAGCAGCTGTAAATCCATCAACAGCAGTAGCGTTCTCTATAGTTATCACCTGATTCACCTGCAATGCATTCCCAGTGTAGTTCAAGGCTAATATCTGAGTTCCCACAGTTACGGCAGCCCCTCCACCAGTGCCCGCACTCGTAGCAGGAACTATTGCTGAGAATGTGAAACCTGTAGCGCCAGCCTCTGGACTTCCATACTCACCAAAGCCGAAAATTCCTCCTCCAAACCCCTCTATTCCTTCAGTGAACCCTGTGATGGTCTGCATGCCATTCAAATCTCCCGCCGGTATTCCATTGGTATTTGTGGCTCCAGAAATTAATACGCTATCACCTACCTGTAAATATATTGCGTCAGTATTGACGGAGACAGATACAACATTGGAACCATTGAGCGTAGAAAATGGATTATTGACCAGATTGTAAAAAAATGTACTTATGCCGTTTGGAATTGGCACAATCGTTGTAGCAAGACTTTGCACCAAAAATGGAAATTCATTTATGTTGACAGGTTCTTCAGAGGCGGTTCTAGGGTTAGTTCCTATCGTCCAGTGACCTTCCTTGTAATTATAGTCCACATAACTGTTTGGTTCTATGTCCTGTCCTTGGCAGTAATAAAAACGAACTGTAGACCATTCTACATCTACATGGACGAAAGATTTAGCATACTGAGACCAATTTAGATTATCAAAAACGTATCTTTTTACGGTATTATTGGGCAAAACGCTAACGGTATATCCATCGAATCCATAAAAATCTCCTTGCCCCATCCAAAATACGGCATCCTCAACGACCCCCCGTGCTTTCGGAGCCAAAATGCCATCTGTAGAAAATAGTTTACGGGGCAACCAAATATCGGGGAGTCCCACAAATTCCATCGTATAAACGGCAGAACTCGTAAATAACATGTCATAATTGCGCGATTTGGCCTGAGAAAGGAAAACATTTGCCTGTTGAAATACTTGAATATTGGCAAGATTGTTAGCTCCTGGCGTCCAAACAGTGTAATCTCCGGCTCCAGATCCCCAAAATAGATTCAAGGCTCCAGCCGCTCCGAGAGTGCAAACAATATTATTGGATACGTAGACCCATTTCACTGCATTTGGCGCTCCAGATATCAAAATAGGAGCAACGGTTACATCATTTGCCCATTCGAATAAATTGGCTATGCTAGGATCATCATCAGGAGTGTCACCGGGAGTCAGAACTACATTGGTACCGAAAGTGTCCATCGACCAGATCCTAGGAAACATGGTAGTGATTCCAGCGCTGTTGGCCGCCCCAAATATCAGGGCACCAAACTCGCCCGCGCCGAATCCCACGCCATCCGTCTGTCCAGGACTTCCAGCAGCTATCTGAGACTGAATAGTCGTACTCGATCCTCCTCCCGCAGTTACCTTACTTGTGGCGACTATTCCAGTGGAAATGGTGAAATTATTTCTATCTACCACATTGCTTATGTTGTACTCTTTATTGATGTCGGCAGCCAGAACTCCGTCCACATCTGTAGCTAACTGGAATTTAATCCTGTCGTAGTCCAGGAGATTATTATTGTTGTAATTCACGTATAAATATGAGGACGCCCAGTTCAGATTCACAGTAACCGATCCTGTAGAAGTAGCAGCGACCGCAACATCGAATTGCACCTGGCTATTATTGAGCTCCTCTACTGGAAAAGTATTGTTGAAATTCATAGCAGGGATCCCATTGATGGGGTTAGTGACGCCAGAAATAGTTATCAAATCACCGCTTTGAAAATATTGTGTCATATCCATCGTAATGGTTTGGCTCTTTGCCACCGTGGAAATAGTAACATTTACCCCAGTATTGTACTCAGTGCTGAATGCATTGGGAATATTCGTAGTAGAAGTGAGTAGAGGGGTTATATTATAAAAATCATCTTCCCCTTGCAAAGGAGCATAAGCGTATAATCTGGTGGATGTACCTATTAATGTTATCGGATTATTATTCTGATCTCGATAAGAAAATATATTTCGGGCGGTTCCTTTTATTTGTTGACCATTAGCCGGCCAAATTCTCTGCCATCCTAATAACTTGCGTAATTTACCACCTTGAAATCTTATTTTATCAGCATTAGTCCAGAAAATAGTATCCAGGGGCGTCGAATCACTTGATGGATTGACACCTGGCACTATTTCTAATTGGATTTTCTTGCCAAGTAACATTCAATTTTAGCTAATAAATTCAGTTATTATTATACAGCCACTAGCTCCGTTACCACCATTCGCAACGGCTGACCCGTTAGATGAAATACCACCACCACCGCCGCCGCCGGTTCCAGCCTGACCATTATTACCATTCACAACTGTAGATGAACTAGGTATACAAGCAACCCATGGGGCTCCTCCATTGCCATAAATGCCACTGCCACCACTGCCACTTATATAAGTAGGGCCTGTACCTCCGTAACCAGCTGCCCCGAATCCCCCATTAAGATTAAGGAGATTTCCACCTGTCGAACTACCGGGAGCAGGCGCAGCAAAAACAGTGCCCGCAACCATTGATACTCCCCCAGCTCCACCTGTAGCCGTGATAAGAGCACCAAATGAACTATTACCTCCATTGGCTCCTGCTATCGGTGAACTAGTTCCGCCTGCGCCCCCAGCTCCTACTGTGACTGTCACTCCACCGAGGACAGAGGCAGCAGCCAAAAGTGATTTGCCATAGCCTCCTCCTGCTCCCCCTTGACTCCAGTAATTTATAGGTGTTCCAGTTATTGTTGCTGCACCGCCGCCACCACCACCTTGAACTTCAACAGTTAGATAGACTAAGTTAGCAGAAGGAGTATATGTAAATGTTCCCGCAGTTTTAAAAGTAACTGGATTTAAAACCAATGATAATGAAGTTACAGGGGCAAAAGTATGAGTGGTAGGATTTATAGTCCCTACTAGAACCCAACTTGTGCCGTCATAAATATTTAGTGGCCAAGTAGAACCAGTGGTGTTAACCCACCATTGACCTGATGTAGGGGAAGCAGTAGTGCCAAGAACCGGAGTCGAAGTCCCAGCAAAATTTGCTGTAAGGCTAGTTAAAAAAGCGTCTAAATTCGTGCTATTAGTATTAAGCATGCCGCCCCAAAGATTGGCGTCAGTACTGCTCAAAACCGCAGGTTCAATCAATGAAAAGTTGGGGGTTGTTGTAGCCATTTATAACTCCTTAATAACTTAAATAGGGAGTAGTATCTCTTTGTGAGTTACGAATCCTTAATTGTGATAATGCATATTGTGCTTGTGCTCTGTCACTAGCTGATAATTCTGGGCTTTGAAGAGAATCTCTGTAGAAAATACTTCTAGCTGTATATCTTGTAACGTCTTGTGTGAAATCCCCTAGCCATAACGATGTAAGGTTATACTGATCTGCAGTCCATGGCTGTTGCACATAGGGATCTGAAGGTGCAGGAATCGTCACGTAATCATCGGGATAATATCCATCTCTATAATAATAATCTATTGCCAGATTGTACTGTCCTGGGGGAGTAGGCCACAAGTGAATGTTATTACCGTACAAAGCCCAATTAGCAGGTACTCCTGGAGTAAATTGCTGCCATCTAAAAGTTTGTAATTCCCAATATGTGACTTCTTTGAAGCCTGAAGCGGGTGTATACAATAGATTTCGACTTTGTGAATCTAGCAAAATTAGATTCAAAACTGATATAAAATCACTAGGTAATGGAATTACGAACTGATCAGTTCCAACTGGTAAGATATCAAACTTAGAGTTGATAAATAATTGTTCCGTTTCCAATTCTTTGACAGCAGCAACTAAAGCATTCTGCACTTCAATAACAAAAATCGTATTGCCTAATCTATTAGTTTCCATCAAGATTTGGTCGCGCATTTGACCATAAGTTGCTGCCATTCAAGTTACTCCGTCTTATGGATTTCCGACGCAGTAATAAGTAAAGTACATCCAAACTGTACCGGTAGCTGCAGCAGTCGCTGGAGCAGTAGTAACAGTAAGAACTAAATCCAAGAATCCACCTGGTTCATTTGTAGGACTATTTTCATCATTATAATATTCATAGCCTGCACCTTTAGTTTGAACCACATAACTCTGAGCATTAGGTGGATAAGGAGGAGTTACAGTAGCAAAAGCAGGAGGGACATTGCTGAAACTTACAACAATAGCACCAGCTACATTAGTTCCCATAACACCGCCAGTAATCCAACGAGCAGCTGCATTAGCATCATTAGCAGTACTGTCACCTAACTCAAATCTACCCAGTGGAGTAGCATTAGAATCAAGTTGACTGCAACGAACTACTGCATCAAGCCCGATAATGCCAGAAGGAGTGACGGCATCAGGAAATGTAATAGTGTCTCCTAATCCGAGACCCGCAGTCAATTCAAAATAATAACCCAGTACATAAGTACGCCCTGGAGACCAAGGAGTTTGATTTTGTAAAGGGGTAGCAACATAATTTACCATTTGTTATCCTCCTATTAATAAGCTGCAGTTTGAGCTACATAACCAGGAACAACAATAACGCCATGATCAGTGCCATTAAAGGTAACTTTCTTAGTTCCCCATAGTGCATTAATCGCTACACGTCTTGTGTTGCCGATATCAATAACGTCTTCGCGGATCATGAATCCTGGTACGATTTCCTTGCCATCATCATAACCACGTCCTAAAGCGAATGCTGCAGCATCTCTACCACAGAATACCGACCTACGAACATTTGGTAAAACGACACCGGTTCCATCGTTAGCAGTTAAGCCATTAGGAATCTTGTCAGTTTTCATGATTAAAGTTTGGGAATAAACCATCGAACGACCGAAGCCACCATCACCATCGCCACCTGCAATTGCGTTACCGAAAATATCACGGAACTGAATTGGAGCAGATGTATCTTGGATTAGTTGTTGCCATTGGAAAGTATGAACATACCAATGATACTTAATTTCTCCAGTTTCTGAAAGAGGACGAATGTAGTAAGGATCTGCAATTTCAGCCATAGACTCTAATTGATCCACTAAAGATAACTTTAATGTAGCAGTTGGATCTGACTGTGTTGTTGTATCACTTGTATTTGAACCGATGTAAAGAACGCGATTAGCACTTGGAGGTACTGGTTGATTCATACCTTGGAGTGTTAATCTGCTTGCGCCTGTAAAGGTTGTGCCTTGATAAGTAAAGCTTACTGGATTGAATCCGGCTAATTGATATAGTACGGAAACAATACCACGTTGAGCTAACCAATCCATAGATACTTTATATGTATCTTCTGGTAAATCATAGACAACTCTTTGTTGAGAGATTGTCATGACATTTGGAATTTGGATAGGATAACGAAGTTGATTTATTAATAAATCGTCAGTGAAATAAATCAATGGATATTCGTTACCATCAGCAATTTGATTACCGATTAGACCCGCACCTGTTTGTTTTTGTAAGAAGGAAATTCTGACACGATCGCCAGCGTTTTCTTGTGTATCTTCATGCTTACGAACAATACCTGCTTCCATCATTGCTGCAAGCATACCTGTATCAGTTACGAAATCGCGGTAAATCCGCATGCTCCATAACTTAACGGTTTGTGGACTGTTCGAAGCGAAAATGGTATTTGCCATTAAAGCCTCCATAAATAATTTCAAAAAGCAGATTACTCTGCGCCTTGATTCTTTTTATTTACGAAGCACTTTAACGTCTTACTGGACGACGCTATTTAACGTGTTGCAACACGAGCAGTTTAAAGAGTATTACAATTGCTTAGCTCTGTCCGTTTTACGTGTTCAGACTCACGTTCGGCTATAACGTTGCTCGAGAGAATCTTTTTTAGTTTACAGAAACTTAAGAAATTATGCAAGGAATATGTTATACAGAACTTATCCACAAAATTGTGGATAACTAGGAAGGTTTAATTCCCCAAGAGTATAAAGTTTTTAGAACCATATCATATTCTTGCTTTTTGAATTCTAGAAATTCATTTATCAAAGTTTGTTTCCCAAAGCGTTCTTTACAAAGGATTTCTGATGTTTCCAGAAAAGCTATCCTCTGCGCACGTTCGGGATTCATTTGACCCTCATGTTGAAGAATTCCTATTCTTTCATCAAATAGATATTGATATTGTTCTTTCATGATAAAAATAACTCTGCTTCTGTTTCTCTACGTTTAATCAATCCTGGGAGTTTAGTCGCTCCAGCGTAGACCCACCTTTTGAATTGATTAGCAGCCCCTCTATAATCTCCACGATTCAACTTTGCTTTTAAGGTACTAGCTTGAAGAACTCCCGCTCCTAAATTATAAACAAAATCTATCAGGGCTGTAAACTCATTATCATCTAATTGGACTTTGATTAATCTTTCCACTGCAGCGCCAGCAATTTGTAAATCGGTTTGCAATAATTCCAAGGCTTGTTCTTCACTTATATGCATGAAGTTCTCATCGGGTTTAATTAAATGTCCATATCCTATGGTAGGTAAACCTGTAGCATCCCCATATCGAACTAATCTAAGTCCTTCGAAGCCCTTTACTAAATTAATTGTCTGTAATGTTATAGGTCGCATCTAGAGCCTTGAAGTCACAGTGTCGCCAAAATAGAAGGACATAATACATCCTAAGATTGCGTAATCGTGATCATTCATGACAGCTGCCTCGGGATAAAAGCAGCTAGCAATCATTTTTGCTGTGAAAATTATGGCTATGATAGGTCTTACACAGGCATTAAATCCATCAACCCATGGAATAGATGTCTTCATAGAAGAATACATAGATTGTATTTCTGAAGCTTTAGCATTCATTCCAATTTCTTGCAGTTGAGCAGTGAGATTGAGCTTAGCTAACTCCATCTGCATGCTCATTATCGCCAATTCCTGTTTATTATCGGAGAGCCCTTCCAAGAACTTGAAAAGGTGTGGCAAAAAACCGATAATTGTTCCTATAATAGCAAACATTTACAGCTTAGATTTAATATTCTGCAAGGTAGTTTCAAGTTTAACTTCTAGGTCAGTTATCCGTGTTTTTAAAGCAGCAATCTCTCTCATGAAGAAAAAGCCTACAGCCCCACAACCTATGAAAGCTAAAACAGTTAAAACAATATATAAAAAAAGCTTAGCCACGTCATGTTCCATTTTTAGATTCCCTTTTCATTAAAAGTTATAATTCTCTAGCGCTGGTAAATTCTTTACTATGTCTTAGATAT